GACACGAGGATAATCCTGATAAAGATGGTAGGAAAACCAATATTTACATTCGAGAAGCACTCGGCCAAAAAGAAGCCTTTGACCCCCTATTAGAAAGCAAATATCTAGATTATTGTTCCTACCTTGGCATTACCCCTACCAAGCGTGAAAAACTGACTAGGAAATACTGGACCCTATAATGTAAAACACCGCCCTTTCGAGCGGTGCCCCTGCCTTGTTTCGGCTTAGAAGGTTCTTTCGTAGGAAAGCTTCATGTTCTGGATGTCTGCCGTAAATTTCGCCCCCCGTGCAATCTCATCGGCGGCCTTCAAAAGCTCCTCCGGTGTGGGGCTTCCGCCCATCCGGCTTACGCTTGCGCTGGCTTCGATGTCGATGCAGGCTTTGTGGTTCTCCCAGTCGGTCTTTTCGATGTTGCTGTTCTGGAAAATCTGGATGTTGATGTAATCCTGCCCTGTGCGCTTGTTGTTCCACCCCATCGAGTTTTCTTCAATCTCGAATCCGTACTCGGCTGCCTTGCTGGTGATGATTTCGTTTACTTCCTGCTTTGTCATTTTGTTTTCCTCCCTTTCGGTTGTCTGTGTTTTCCCTTTCGGTATGTGTATATTCCCGTACTATGGAAGAAATAGCAAGTCATAAATGAGAATTATTTTATGTATACAAGGAGATTAATTCTATGGATTTTGAAAAGTCAATTCGCGGAAACAAAGCAAGGGAAAATTTCAATTCCGGCTACAATTGCTCCCAGTCCGTACTGCTGGCCTATGAAGATTATTTGCAGGAAAAAGGACTTGACCCTAAAACCGTATTGCGGATGGCATCACCCATGGGAGGTGGAATCAGCCGTCTGCGGGAAATATGCGGTGCTGTCTCTTCTTTATGTCTGCTAATAGGTTTAGCAGATGGTTACGACACACCAGATGATGAAAAGAAAAAAGCACTGTATAGTCAGGTTCAAAAACTTGCACTTCAGTTCAAAGAGCATCAAGGCTCCATTATCTGCCGTGAGTTGCTAGGCTTAGAGCAAAAACATGACCAGCCTACACCATCAAAACGAACAAAAGAGTATTATGCTGAACGCCCCTGCGCCGATTTCTGTGCAACGGCAGCAGCTATTTTTGAGGAACATTATCTACAAGAACTGTCTAAATAACCAGCACACCACGGCTGTCATATACTGATTCTCCGCTATCATTTCCGCAACGAATAGCACGGTCAAGAGCCATGATGAGGGCAATCGCCCCGTCAATCTTCTCCGTGCTTTTTGCTTTGTCTGCCTTGATGTTCCCTGCAGGGTCGGTGCGAATGAAAATGTTGTCCATGTTCCAGCGCAACACCGGATGACCTCCATGAGCAATCCGCTCCTCCAACACCAGCTTCATCAGTTCCTTGGTTGGTGGCGACATGGAGGCAAATCCCTGTCCGAAGGGAACAACGGTAAAGCCCATCCCCTCAAGGTTTTGCACCATCTGCACCGCCCCCCAGCGGTCAAAAGCAATCTCGCGGATATTGAACCGCTCTCCCAGCCGCTCGATGAACTTTTCGATATAGCCGTAATGCACCACATTACCTTCCGTGGTTTGAAGGAATCCCTGCCGTTGCCAGACATCGTATGGTACATGATCGCGTCGCACGCGCAAATCCACATTGTCCTCGGGAATCCAAAAATACGGCAGCACTGCATATTTATCGCTCTCATCCAATGGCGGAAACACCAGCACAAAAGCTGTGATGTCTGTGGTGCTGGAAAGGTCAAGCCCTCCGTAGCAGACACGGCCTTCAAGTTCATCTTCCGAAACTGGAAATGCGCAAGCATCCCATTTATGCATCGGCATCCAGCGGATGGACTGTTTCACCCACTGATTCAGGCGAAGTTGTCGGAAGGAGTTCTCTTCCCCAGGATTCTGCTTTGCTGAATCGCATGCAGCTTGCACTTTATCTATACCAACGGTGATGCCCAAGGATGGATTGGCCTTCTTCCAAACTTCTGGAGAAGTCCAGTCCTCATTCTCCTTGGCTCCGTAAATCACTGGATAGAAGGTATGGTCGATTTTCCTGCCCTCCAAAATATCCAAGGCCTTCTGATGAGTTTCGTAGCAGATGGACTGCGTATCCGTTCCCGCCGTAGTGATCAGAAAATACAGCGGCTGCATACGTGCATCGCCGGAGCCTTTGGTCATAACATCGAAAAGCTTTCTGTTGGGCTGGGTGTGAAGCTCATCGAACACCACGCCGTGGATGTTGAAACCATGCTTGGAATAAGCTTCTGCCGACAGCACTTGGTAGAAACTGTTGGTGGGTTGGAAAACCATCCGTTTCTGAGAGGCAAGGATTTTCACCCGCTTGTTAAGTGCTGGGCACATCCGCACCATGTCAGCAGCCACATCGAAAACGATGCCCGCCTGTTGGCGGTCAGCCGCGCAACCATAAACTTCTGCCCGTTCCTCCCCATCGCCACAACAAAGCAGGAGCGCCACAGCCGCCGCCAGTTCGCTCTTGCCCTGCTTCTTCGGAATCTCCACGTAGGCGGTGTTGAACTGGCGATAGCCGTTTTTCTTGAGGATGCCGAACAGGTCCCGGATGATTCGTTCCTGCCAGTCAATCAGCTCAAAGGGTTTCCCCGCCCAGGTACCCTTGGTGTGGCACAGGCTTTCAATGAAGGCCACGGCAAAGTCCGCAGCCCCCTTGTCGTAATGGGAATCTTCTGCCATAAATTCAGTCGGCTTGTAGCCGGTAAGTTTTCGCAATCAATCACCTCCCACAGAAAAAGGAGCCTTTCGGCTCCCCCTTCTTTATCCTTCGAAGGAAATGTTCAGCATCCCGCTCCCGGTCATGAAGTCGTTGCTAATGTAAGGGTCTTCCATGGTGGTTTCCCATGCTTCCTCGGTCATCCTTTTGACACGCTCAGCTCCCATCTTCTCAATCAGGGCCTTCTTGCTAATCTTCTTTCCCTCGAGTTTGTAAATCGTCTTCATTTCGGTTTCCTCCTTCGCTTGTCTAGATTGTCCTCTTTCGGTATGTGTATATTCGCTCTTAATGCGATTTATAGCAAGTGGTTTTCGGATAATTTCTGTGTATACTTCAACGAGAAACAGCCCCGAAGGGCTGTCCCCGGCTGTTGCCAATCTCAGTTGAACTTTTCCATCAGAATTGCGTAGGCTTGGTAGCCAAGTTCCGTATCCGGTTCCATGTCCCATCCCCGTTCGTAGTGAAGGATTGTTTTGCCGTTCGCCCGGCATTCCAGCTTGGAAATTCTGCCGCCGTCAATTCCGAATTCTGAACCTTCCTCGTAGTGCTTTACCCAATACTGAACCTTGGTGCCTTCAATCTCAATTTCGCCTTTGCTCCACATGGTTGCATCCTCCTTCGCTTGTCTGGTTGTTCCCTTTCGGTATGTGTATGTTCGCTCTAAACGAGGTTTATATCAAGCGATTTTCGGATAACTCTTGTGTATACATTTCAGTCCGTAGGCCAGCTGTATTCGTAGGCATCGCCGAGGATATTCTCGTCAAAGCCGAATTTCAGATAAGCCCTGTCCAGCGTTTCAAGGTAGTGGCTGGATGGAATCCCCAGCTTGCGGTTCTCATGCATGATGTAAGCCATCCCTTGGGTAAGCCCACAGCGGATGCCATGCTCATCCGTTCTTACGACTTTAATGGTCTTTTTGTAGTAGAAGGTCGGAAACCCCTCGTAGTGATCGAGGCTGTTCTCATCCTCTTCCGTAATCTGCCACAGGAGCACCGGCACCTTCTGTCCTTTTTCCTTCTCAATGGTGGCATAGGCTCCGGTCTTGCTTCCCTTGAACATCAGCCGCCATCCTTCAAGGATTCCTGTTCCTAAGAGCTTGGCCGTGGGGCATCTGAACGCCATCTGACCTAAGTCCATGTTACTGCCGTAGGCAATGTAAATCCTGCTTTTCATTTTCTTTGCCTTCCTTTCTGCCTCCGAAGGAATATCCCTTCTACCACCCAAAGCCCGCCGTGTGGCGGGTCAGTGGCTTTGTGGGGCTTTTAAGCCGAAGGGGTATTCCTGCCGAAGCGGAAAGCGGCATCGCCTTCAAGGTTCCTTGTGAGGATTTCCCTTGCGGTTGCAAATTCCTCCCCAATGAATCCAAGGCGCATCAGCCAAGTCCGCATCGCAAATTTGGGGTTCTCCCGCTGTGGTTCTTTGGGGCTTGCGGTCTTTACCTCCTTTGCCATTTCGGAAAGGGCTAGGCAAAGCTGAATGTAGCTTTTGAGTTCGCCTGCGTGAATGCCGCCCTTTTTATCTGCCGTGGGGTTGGCAAATTGGAAAAGCCGAAACTCGATGGTCCCTTTGGTGAATGTGGCGTGAAGGTTTAAGCAATGATACCGGCTTTCGTTGTAATGCTGATGTCTGCCGTAGCTTGCGCCATTTCCTTCGTACCAAATGTCTGCCAATGCCTGCATGGTCTGTGGCTTTTTCTTGTTGAGCCGGTCGAGGAAGTTCCGGCTGACCGTCCGGCAATAGCGTCCGAGGCGGTTTTGGTCAAGCCTCATGGCGGCGATCAGCAGGCTTTCGTGGCTTGCCATGATGTTGGCAAGATTCCGCAAGGTTTGTGCCGTGTGGTCGGCTTTGCCGATGTGAATGTGTACTCCGCACATGTGGCGGGGATTGCTTTTTGCTCCGGCGTGGCGAAGGTTGCGAAGAAGTTCCTGCAAGGTGGCAATGTCTTCGTAGTGCAGGATGGGCGTTACCAATTCGGTCTGTTCGTTGCCGGATTCTGCATCGATGCTGACATCCCTTTGGAATTTCCATTCCCTGCCCTGTCCGTCCCATGCGCTCCAAGTGTAGTAACCGTTGCGGTCTGCCGTGTACTCGTAGCGTCCGGTGCCGAAGTAGTCGGCGGCAACCTTGGATGCCTTTTGGCGGCTGATGCTGTACATCTCAACCTCCACCCCAATGGTCTGTTTCTTCATGTTCTCAATCTGCTTGGCGGTATTCGCATTCATCTTGAAATCCCCTTTCTGCCTTGTGGCCTGCTGTGTTTTTCCTTACTGTATATATCACTCTAGTGAGAGAGATTATCAAGTTAATAAGTGTGTATACACAGCGCACATGGGGGACTATTTTCCATTGTCTTCCGGTCGATGTTTCAGCAGATAGAATTTGTCGACCGAGGGGATAAGGGATAGGGACGAGCCGTTGTCCCAGCGGACTAAAATCGAGCCTGCATCATCCACCCCTCTTATCTCCCCAACGGTTCCTTCCGGCGGTGCCTGCGGTTCATCGTGCATTTCCACCAGCATCACAATGCGCCCCGGAGGGTAGATGGAGCGCAGCCGCTCCACCTCCTCTCTGCTTAGAAATCCCATGTTGTTACTCTTGCTCATGCTCAGCAACCTCCTTCTTTTTGCCGGACTTGAAGCTGGCGTTGCCGGAAAGGTTCGCCATAAGGATTTTCCGCGTTGCCTTGTACTCGGCTCCAATCAGCCCAAGGCGCAGGAGGAAACAGCGGAAGGCGTATTTCTCGTTGTCCACCGCTTTAGCCTTGGCGGTCACCCGTTTCTGCGTTCTTGCCATCTCGCAAAGCTTGCCGATGAAGTCCTGCGTTGCTTTGGCTTTCTCCGGTGTGACTTCGCCGTTCAGCCAGTTGAACATCACTTTATCTTCGACAAGAGTGTAGGTTGCTTCTTCGATGCCGAATGCCTTCTTGATAAGGTTCCCCTTGCTCTCCAGCAGATGGTCTAAATTCTCCAAGGCATCATCCGTGAAGGATTCCTTTGGCATGCTGATGGAAAGGTTGTCAGGCTTCTGCTCCTCAGTCGCCTGTTTTTCCTCCGGCAAATCCTCATGGGCTTCGCAAGGAAAGCCTGCCTGTTCCAAGGCTTCAAGAACATCCTCTACCATCTTGCTGTCGGTGCGGTCGGCAAAAATCAGGGTGCCATCTTTGGTTATCTCGAAGTCTCCCACCTGGTAGGAAAAACTTGGTGCTCCCAGATACTTGATTTCCCAACCTTCCAAAGCCTCGCTGACTACCTTCACCATTTCTTTGCGGCGGTTACCGCTGACGTTGTACTTTACTTCCATTTTCGTGACCTCCTTTGTGTCAACCATATCTTTTGGTAGTCACATATTCCCGTAAAGCGTAGGAAATAGCAAGTGATTTGTGTTGTATACAATCAAGTTTCCTTAGCGAAATGGGCAATGCCCATCATTACATAGTAGACACAGGGAAGTGCTACTCCATTGCCCCACATCTTGTACTCGGCACTATCCGTATGAGGATTTGCCAACCATTTGCGGATTTGGTTATCGGTCTTTGACTTCTTGGTGGTACCCATCACCTTGCGGTGGGTTTCAAAGACCTCACGCCAGAACTGCATTTCTTCCGCTGTGGGATTTTCCGTGCCAAGGTCACTGCACCACCAATCCGGGAAACCTTGAAGCCGACAACATTCCAAGGGAGTAAGCCTGCGGACAATATAACCTTTTTGCACTGCCCCTGGTCCTCTTGCCGTCATGGGTGGCTGCAATTCCTCGTCTATGGATGGAGCAAATTTGGCATTGGCTCCAGAATTAAAAGCATCCCTGCCAATCCCGCAGCATACCGCCGTTGGGTCTTTGTAGTCCCTGGACATCAGCGTAGGGGATTTTTCCTTTTCCACCTGCGTGTAGCAGCCTGTTGTCATGGCATAGGCTTCATCCTGCTGAACGATAGCCAGGCCACCCTGATTGGCATCCGGAGTATTGCCGGATGTATCTATGCAGCGGGATATGTTGGTTTCGTAAATGTTGTGGCGGGCGTTCTTCGTTCCCTCAGAGGTCAACCGTATATCTATGGTACTGACCACGGCGTTGAAATTATCTTTATCCGGCATCCGCTGCTGTCCTGCAGCATTGCTTGCGGTAATTGTTCCTGCCACCTCACTGCCATCCCAAAACTTTGTAACGAGCGGCTGATTATTGCCGCCTGTGCCATAGGTACTGGCTACCGTTGGGGCAACATCCAGCGGCCCCGTGTATCTGGAATCCATGCTATGGTTTTCATAAACTTGTGCCTGTTGAGTAGTTATGGCGGCAGGAACCACTCCAGCCCGAAGTGTCGGTGACTTTTCCTCCTCGTAGCCAATGCTGCGGCTCTTAGCTGAATGCTCCGTACAAAATCCTACGCTTACACCTTTGCCTGCCGTTCCAAGGCCAGGCGCAAGTTTTCCGGCAAAGCCTTGCCACGAGCTAAAGCACGATGCAAAATCCCCGAGCAGGCTCTCGGTGTCAAATAATATTTTGGATGCACAACCGCCTGCAAAATCTGCGACAAGGTAGATCCTGCGCCGCCTTTGTGGAACTCCCCAACCTTGCGCGTCCATAACACGGTACGCAATGCTCCATCCATCTCCCATGAGAATGTCGGCATAAGGCCAGCCAGTTTTTTCAGGCATAGGCACCGGGGGAGCCTGTGGTTCTTTGATGCGGACGATTTCCGTGAGGACGGATTGGAAGTCCCGTCCCTTGCTGCTGGAGAAGGCCCCGGTGACGTTCTCCCACACAATGAATCTTGGATATCTGCCATTTGTAGCCTCCCTCATTTCTTTAATTACTCGCACCGCCTCATAGAAAAGGCAGGACTGCTTTCCGTCCAGTCCTGCCCTCTTACCGGCAATGCTCATATCGGTACAAGGCGAACCGAAGGTGATGATGTCCACCGGCTCGACCTTTCCACCGTGTATCTGATTGATGTCTCCGTAATGCTTGACCATAGGCAGCCGTTTGGTTGTCACCCTAATCGGAAAAGGCTCCACTTCACTTGCCCATCTCGGTTCAATGCCAGCGAGGATTGCTCCCAACGGGAAACCTCCGCTGCCATCAAAGAGACTGCCCAATGTAAGTTTTTTCTGTTCTGTCATTGATTCAATGTCTCCTGCTCAAAATCCGTGATGCCCCTAGCAATAGCACGGGCGAACTCGTCCTGCTTGGTGCGGAGCAAAACCTCATCCTCGGCATTGTCGATAAAAGCCGTCTCCACCAACACCGCTACGGCATCCGTATTCGAGAGTACATACAGACCGTTTCTTCCTGGCTCTGCACCCTTAACGCCACGGTCTTCCGTCCCCAGCGCATCCACAATCTGACGCTGAATGCACTCAGCCAGTTGTTTGCCGTATTTGCTAGTGTGGTAGTGCCAAACCTCCGTCCCATTGGCTACGCCGTTAAAAGCATTGCAATGAATTGATACAAACACATCTGCGTCAATGTTGTTCGAGGCACAGACCACCTCATACAAATCATCCGACTGCAAATTGCCGGATACAGAAATGCCGGCCTTGGTGAGATGCTTCTCTACAAGGTCGGCGATATTCTTTGCCACATCACATTCTCTAAGTCCCGTTCCGCTATTGACAGCACCGGGGTCAGGGCAGCCACAAGGGGCATGCCCAGGATTCAGAAATACACGCATCATGATTCCTCCTTCGGTTTAGGAACATCAGCATAGGAAATCTTCTCCCCATCCCGTTCCACATACACATCTGCAAAACTTCCATCATGGGCATTGGCGTATCTTGCCACCGCCACATCCACAAACTTCGGCTCCAATTCCACACCGTAACAGATTCGCCCTAACTGGTCGCAGGCGATAAGCGTTGAAGCCGAGCCAAGGAAACCGTCCAGCACAAGACCATTAGTCTGGGTGCATTGCTTGATGAGATAGGCAATCAAGGGAACCGGCTTGCTGGACGGATGACCACACCCCTCAGTTTTCGAATCTTTGATACGGTCAAACTCAAACACAGTGGTCTGCTTCTGATCGCCATACCAGGTGTGTTTGCCGTCCTTGCGCCATCCCCAGATAATCGGTTCATGGATATACTTCCAGTCAGTGCGTGTCAAAACGAGCCGGTTCTTCTTCCAAACCAACCCTGCCCCAACTTTAAAGCCCGCATCCTCATAAGCGTCATGGAAGATGCGGGCTTTTGCCGTAGCGTAGAAAACATATATCGAGGCATCCTTTGCCATGGCTTCATGGAAACAGCCGAAGGCTTTGGTAAGGAATTCGTATGCCTCCTTGTCGGAGAGGTCATCGTTCTTGATTTTGCCGGATGTGCTTTCAAGATTCACCATGTATGGCGGGTCGGTGCATACCAGATTTACCTGTTCATCACCGAGCAGACGCTGGTAGGTTTCCGGCAAGGTAGAATCACCGCAGATAACCCGGTGCTTGCCAAGGTGCCACACATCTCCTGCCTTGGAGATACACGGCTTTTCCAGTTCCTCGTCCACATCGAAATCATCCTGTTTGGCATCATCATCGGTTTCAAAAAGGTCAGCCAGTTCCTTTTCATCAAAACCGGTCAGCCCCAAATCGAAGTCCATGCCCTGCAAGGCTTCAATCTCGACACGGAGCATATTTTCATCCCAGCCAGCGTCCATGGCATAGCGGTTGTCGGCTAGGATGTACGCTTTCTTCTGTGCCTCTGTGAGATAGTCCACAAACACACAAGGTACTTCAGCAATATGCTCTTCCTTGGCTGCCATCAATCTGCCGTGCCCAGCTATGACATTGAAGTCTCTGTCAATAATGACCGGATTCACAAAGCCAAACTCCCGTAACGATGAACGCAGCTTGGTTATCTGCTCCGGCGAATGCGTCCGGGCATTGTTGACGTATGGCACCAACTTGTCGATAGGGACAAGCTGCATATCTGTAGTTGTTTTTCCCAAGAAGTACACCTCCTCAATGTTTCATCCTTGTGCGAAGCAAACGCTCCATCACATCATCCTGCGGATTGGCTCCGCTGTATCCTTCCGAGCAGTTTTCCTTCACCACCTGGTAAATCTGATACCAGAGCTGATTGGCCTGCTTCATGTACTGCAAGCTGATGTTCACATAGGGCGATACGATAGCCGCCCCAGTCGTTGGATGCTTGGCAAGGAATCCATAATTGGAGATGGCATCCTGACATTGAATCCAGCGGGACACGGTCATGGCGTAATGTTCGATAAGCTCAGGGCTGACCAGTTCGGCACATCCCCTTTCATTCAGCCAGTTCCATGTCTTTTCGTAAATCTCCACAGCGTAATTTTCCTGCCCGTTCTTCTGAGGTGCTTTGAGGTACTCCTTGGGAGAGGGCATTTCCATGCCCTTGAGATTAGCCGTTGGCAGCACCGTCACCTTGGCATTCTTGCCTTCGCTGATTTTATCGACAAGAGCTTTCTTCTTACGCCCGGCACCTGCTCTGGCGCCGCCTCTGTTCGTTCCGTCTTTGGCCATTCTCATCACTCCCTTTCGGCCTTTGATTTCTGGATTTTTCAAACGTTTTTCAAACAAAACCGGCTTTTTTCAAAGAAATTCACAAGCCGACATTATCGCCGTAACCCCCCATCGTATCGGCAGTCAGCGAACATTGGAAGCCGCTCGCCCTATTCCCCTGTTTGAAAAACGATTTTTTCGCGTGAGGGCAGGTGCCGGACGGGCATCTGTCTCCCCGTAAAGATTATGACCGCCCCTGCCCCCTCAGTAAATCCTGCGACTCCGCTTGTGAATCTTCTCATGGCAGCTGATGCACAGGCTTTGCAGATTGCTCTCATCATGGGTGCCACCATCTGCCAAGGGCAAAATATGATGAACCAGCTGTGCTGCTTTGTACTTGCTGTGGCTCTGGCACAACTCACAAAGTGGATGACGACTGATGTACCTGTTCCGAATCCTTCGCCACTGCTCATCGTACCTCTTGTGATGGTCATAGCCACGGGCAAAGTGTTCGTAGTGTTGTTGCATCATCTTCCGATGGTCTTCGCAGTAGCCGCTCTTGTGGTCAGTCAGCTTTGGGCATCCGCTGTATCTGCAAGGGCGTTTAGGTTTCATTGGCATGGGCTTCACCTCGATTATTGTCAATAGAAAAGCCCCGGAAGATTTCTCCTCCGAGGCTATACCTCTATCCTTTTTTGCTGACTCTATCATATCACGCCTAGAGTCTGGAATTATAGTGAATTAAAGTGAATTCTTGTGCACTCTTTAGGATTTTGCCGCCAAAATCTTCTCGACTGCCTTCAAGGCACGCCCATGCATGATGTGAACCCAGCGCAGGCTGAAATTCATATCCTCAGCCAAACGTTCCCATGACTTAAAACTGAGGTAACGCTGTTCAAGCAGCATCTTTTCATTCTCGTCAGGCACCTGCTCTATCGTGTGACGGATGTCGCGCTTTAAGTCCACCAGCCTGTCAATAGCTGCACTGACCGCTGCCTCATCATCGATAATCTTGGCTATGACCTCCTGCATGGAATGCGGGTCATGCGTGGCACTTCCCGGCATGTCATTGATGATGCTTGTGGCCTTGGTCGCAAGGTCACGCAGGGAACTAATCTGTTCCAGCTTGTCATTAATCCTGCGGTCGATGTGAAATGCCTGTTTGAGATATTCTTTTGCTGTCATAAAAAGCTATGCCTCCTCATGTAAGATGTGCTTTCACGGCATCGATAAGATTCTGCTGGGTACTGCTCTTACTTTCCAAAGCCGCAAGGACATCGGCATCCACCGTACCTTTGCATACGATATGGTGAATGGTTACAACATTCTTCTGTCCCTGCCGCCACAGTCTGGCACAGGTCTGCGCATACATCTCAAGACTCCAGCAAAGGCTGTACCAAATCAGAATATGCCCGCCTTGCTGTATGTTCAGTCCATGCCCGGCTGATGCTGGGGAAATCAATGCTATCTGGATTTTACCAGCATTCCAGTCCTCGATGTCCTTACAGGACTTCATTTCCCTGGGCTTATAGCCAAGATGCGTAAGCCGTTCCATAATGCGTTCCTTGTCATGCTGATACCAGTAGGCTATCAGGACGCTCTGGCCATTGGCTTCTTCGATGAGGTCTTCCAGCATATCCAGCTTGCGGTCATGGATTTTTACAAAACCATCGCTGGCATACAGACCACCGTTTGCCATCTGTTGCAGCTTGCCGGAAAGCACCGCTGCATTGGCTGCATCAATGACCTCACCACCGATGGCCAGTACCAGTTCTTTCTTCATCTCATCGTAGAGTGCCCGCTCATCAGAATCCATCTCAACCTCATGTTCTACCGAAATCTTCTCCGGCATCTCAAGGTAGTCCATCGACTTCATGCTGATGGTGATATCCGAGATGCGCTCGTAAATCTTCTGCTCTGCACTGGGGAGTGGCACGTAATCAAAGACCACACCAGTGTATGGATTCATCGCTCCGGGCTTGAAGTACGTTTCACGAAACTTACCGATGAACCTCCCCAGTCGCTTTCCCTGATCAATTATGCCGACCTCTGCCCACAAGTCCATCAAACCTTTAGGCACCGGGGTGCCAGTCAGGCCAACCATCCTTTGGATGAACGGTCTGACTTTTTTTAATGCCTTGAAACGCTGAGCCTTCCAGTTTTTGAAACTGGAAAGCTCATCTATCACCACGAAATCAAACGGCCACGGCATACTGTTCTTCTCCAGATAATCCACTAGCCACTTGATGTTCTCGCGGTTGATTACATACACATCGGCAGCTGTGTTCAGTGCTGCTATCCTGCACCTTACATTACCGGTCATGACCGACATCCGCAGGAACCTTGTGTGATCCCATTTATCCTTCTCTGTCGGCCAGACTGATGTTGCAACCCTGAGAGGTGCTATGACCAGAGTCTTTCGCACTTCAAAACTGTCAAACATCAGGTCAGCTATGGCACTGAGTGTTATCGCAGTCTTGCTAACCCAAGCCCATATCCAGCAAGAGCATGGCAATTTTGTGACTCTTCACATATTCGATTGCATATGCCTGATAATCATGCGGTATGAACTTCACGGGGCATCACCTCCTTCCGGCTGCCATCAACGCTTTCGTTTAACTTTTTCACCAGATACTCGCCATCCACATCTGTAAGTTCGCTGTACCACAGACTGGTGAAAAACCTCACCAGTTCCCGAAGTTCAGCGTTGACCCGTGTATTCTGCGGATTCCTTTTCTGTGCCTTGTAGGCCGCTCGGTAGTCCTTGGCCGCCTTGACGATGATGGCACTGGCGAGATTTTCCCACTGTCTTACATGAACCGCCACCCTCAATCTCCCCTTATCTGCTGAAGGATACCGGGAATCTGTTCCGGCTCATCCAGTACAAATACATCAAAGCCCAGTTCTTTCAGTTGTCTGTGTCTGACTGCCTGTATCGCTCGTGGCTTTTGACCGGGGCGCTTCACCTCGACAAAACCAATGCGGGCACCAGGCAGGAGAACAATCCTGTCCGGTGCGCCATTCCAGCCCGGAGCCACCCACTTGATGCAGCGACCGCCACAAACCTTGACAGCCTTTACCAGTTTCTGCTCGACCTGCTTTTCCGTCATCAGCTGCGCTCCTTTGCATACAGCGGCCACGGCTTGCCGTTCAAATGACGGATGCTGTCCCAGCTGACACACTCGGCTGCACCGCCCTTGAGTCTCGTCCTAACGTACCTCGGATAAACCTTCTCTACGGTAGCCGTGGCAGGAATGGTGGCTGCCGTATTGCGGTTGGCCTGTGTTGCTGTGTCGCATGCGCCCACGCTCTCAAACTCCACCTTGTCCCCCGGCTTGATGGTCTTCATCATGGAATAGACCTCGCTGAGCTTCAGCGACTGTACTGCGTCAATGTCTGTAAATGCTTTATTCATAAGGCTTTCCTCCATATGGGTGCAGGAGGGTGAAGGCTATTCCTATTCCTTTATATATATAAAATTGAATTTTAATTTTATATAGCGTATAAAGTGTAATTACCTTGCACCGTCCTGCACCTTTTACCAAAATCGATAAAATTTATAGGCTAATGAGCCATTTCGTCCTTCACCGCTTGCACCTCACGCACAATTTGGTGACGGATTATTCATCAAAGGCAGATTTTAAGGAGACCCCCTTAAAGACCATGCCTTTTTTAGTCTTCTGCTTTTCAAAGCCATAGTTAATCAACGTATTGGAGAACTCGGCGGCACTGCGCGTGAACTCCCCTACCCTCTCGCACCAGACACGGTACTCCTGGTACAGCTCGCCGGACTTAGCCCTGCAAGTCTCACCGGTGTCGCAGCACTCCTCCATGAATGCACTCAGCCAGTTGTTATCGCTCCTGTAAGCATCAATGGCATCCTGCACAATCTTGGGATTGGTCAGCTTATGCCCTTTGGCAATGACGCGCTCTGCACCTTCAATAATCCAGCTGAGTACCGCAGGGCCAGCTTCTTCTACCAGATAGTCGGCATAGTTCTTGCGGTCGCTGCTCTTTTCAAAGACCGCATTGAAGGGAATCACGATAAGCCTGCGCCACGTGCCCTCATCCATAGCACCGACCTTTGGCAGGTGATTGGTATAAAGAACCGTGGAATGGCTCGGCGTAAAAGGTGACGGGTCTTTGAACTTCTTCTCGCCCTGGATTTTATCCGTAGAAGTAATCTGCTTCAGCATCGAGGTTGAAAGCCTGGTGCCCTCCTCCAGTTCCGCTGCAATGACGAACCGCCTGCCCTTCAGCTCAGTGACCTCCCACTTCACATTGCGGCGGCAGCCGACAATCAATGCATCGGAAGACAGCGCCCAGCTGTAGGTGCCAAGCACACGCGCGATGGTGTTAAAAAATGTGGACTTGCCGTTGCGCCCTTCGCCATAAGCGATAATAAGTGCCTCGACATAAACCTTGCCGATAGCCGCCAGCCCTACGACATCCTGAACATAATCGATAAGTTCCTGATCGCCACAAAAAGTCTTCTGCAAGGCATCCTGCCAAAGTTCCGCGCCTTTGCTACCGGGTTCACAGTATGTCACCTTCGTGATAAGGTCAGCCGCTCTGTGTTCCATTTTGCCCATAAGGCCCAGACGCAGGTCATAGGTAGATTCTGGCGTGTTTAAGAGGAACTCATCTTTGTCGAGTTCGGAATGCTCCACGAACAGCATCGGTTTGGATGCCTCCATCGCCGATTTGATATAGCGCATATCCCTGCGCTTCATCACAAAGGCAAGGTAGCCAAGAGCCGTCAAATATTCCCCAAACAAGCGAATCACATCCGCACCAGAGTCCTTTGGCGGCTTTTTGCCATCCAGGTCATCTTCGGACAGCCCTGCATTGATAAGCGCCTGCTTGGTCTGGAATACCATCAGCTGCGCATCGGCAAGCTGGAGGTCAAGGAACTGCTCCGTAGCCCCCACGGCTGACTGAAAGGATTCTTCCCAAATAACGCCGTTGTAATGCAGGAAATCTGTGGCCTGATTAAATTTCAGCTCATCACCATATTCAGATGCCAGCACCTTGGCCTGACCGATATCGCTATAATCCAGTGGCTTAAGTGACCCGGCTGGCCCTTTAGGCAACACGGCATTGTACTCATCCGGCGGCACATACCCCGGAGCCGATGCCACCTTCCTCGCAAACTTGCCTGCGCTGTTCCAAATCTTATTCAGCTCCGCATCCGAAAGCGGTGGGTCGCATTTATCCGCTTCAATCCGGAATATCGCCTTACTCTCCTCGCTGAAGCCAAAACGCATGACCACCCTGCCGGCGTAATGGCTGAGAGTAGAGTTGCGCTTGCCCTGCGGAATCGTGCCAACCGGTGGAGCGTTCCTTGCCAGAAACTCCTGAATGTCCATCGAGCCTTCATGCCAGATGATATCCTCCACTTGGACTTCGCTGCCATAGAGGAATCTTGCAGCATCTAGCGCACCACCATCGAAGAACGGATAGTGCTGATGTATCTCCTGCTTGAGAGCTGCACACTCTGCACTACCCGTAATTTTCTTATGTGGAAACAGCACATGGTAACGTGGTCTGGCAGACTTGTCGCCCTTCTGCTTATTGTTATGGCGGCTGGGAATCAGTACGAAATCCACCTCGCTGAACTCTTCTGCAAACTGCTCTGCCGAAATCCAGTCTACCGGTACATCCGAGTGGTCGTTGTCGTTATCCATGGCATCCACATCGCATTCCAGGAAATCATCGTTGCTACGGTGGTCATTTCTGAACAAGCCGCAGGTATGGTCTTTTCCCACGGCAACCACCAGATCAGCGATGCTCCGGATGACGAGCTTATGCGGATAGGAAGTATTGCGCTCCTGCCCGCATACATCTGCCTGATATAAAGTAAACTCCCTCAAATCCCGCACCTCCCAGCAGATTCTTCTGTCTGGTCGCAGATTACATCAATAGCAAAATCTGCCGCCTTCATCAGAGCGGCGAATGCATTCTCACCATCAAAGGCAAGCTCAATGCCAACGGGTCTGTTGCGCTCATCCTTTACCGTGCGAACCAGAAAGTTACTCTGGCCGCAGTTTACCAGTTTCAGATACACACGACTGTTATCCCCACTGAAACCATTGGCGCCGACCTCTATGCAAAAGTCTGCATCACCTTCACTGACTGTTTTGCTGACGGTCTCCACACACTGCCCGTTGAGACACTTGCAATCTTTCCCTACTTCGTACATTTGATGTCCTCCTCATTGAAATACCGAACCAGTATGCCCTTCTGCTGCGCGCTCCTGATCTCCGAGCGCATCCCTTCCGAGATGCGGTCACCGCAGACCCAGACCTCGTCACAGCGGGAGAGCATTTCCTCGCCGATGCGAAGGGCCAGTTCACGCTCCGTAGCTTCATCTACGAACTGCGGAAGCATGAGCGTCACGGCCAGCGGTGCACGCCCCTGCTCGGCTGCGAATCTTGCATAACGCCTTGCGACTTTCGTATTTGCCTCAACATCGCCGCTATACGGACAGCAGATGTAGGCAATCGGTTTCTTACTTTGCTCAGTCACGTCAATCACCTCGCCTTCAACATATATCCGTGGTAAAACAGCTGTTTGTCCGGTTTCTTCTCAAAAAATTACACTTCATTTAATAGCCTGGAATTCTTGCAACTCCGCAAAAAAAATATCCGCAGCAACCGGAAAATTCCTCGGTTTACCACGGATACAGAGTGAAGGCAGACGGAGAACAAAAAAGTTATCCGTCATGCCGGAAAATTAAACCTTTTACCACGGATATATGGTGAAGGCAAACAACAACTGCTACGGAGGACTGTCATGAACAGAGCAAGAGACCAGACCAAGCTGATGCCAGAACACATTTACAAAGTCAAACGGAGGAAACGCAATGAAAAAGAACGATACAGATGCCCTGGTCGCAGGGCTGAAAAAAATCAGCGAGGGCTTTGCACTTGTCGCAGATGCAATCGCTGGCGCGGAAGTGGTCAAGGAAAAGACCGCACCGCCTAAAACGGAGCCGAAAGCAAAAGCCGCACCCACGCAGCCCAAGGCAGAAAAGACCGCCGAGGAAATTCCCTTTCAGAAAGTGCGTGGCACCCTGTCCAGCAAAGCAGCCCAGGGACATGGTCCGGAGGTGAAGGCGCTCCTGCACAAGTACAATGTGAGCTGCCTTACCGAGCTGGAAGGACATCCGGAACTCTTCGCGGCCATCATTAAGGAGGCCGAGGTGATTGGCGATGCCTAAACACGCAGTCTGCTCCGCATCTTCCAGTGCGCGATGGATTGTCTGTACAAGGTCAGCCATCCTCAATGCCGAGGTCGCCGACCGTGGCAGCCCCTACGCTCAGGAAGGCACGGAAGCGCACAGCTTGTGTGAATATCTGCTGAAGAAGGTTTTGGGCAGGCCAGCCAACGACCCTGTATCTCATCTGTCTCATTACAGTCAGGAAATGCAGGACTGTGCCGAAGGCTACAGGGATTTCGTCATGGAACAGGTCGAGGAAGCTAAAAAACTCTGCCATGACCCGTTCATCGGCATAGAGCAAAGACTAGACTTCTCACGCTGGGTGCCGGAGGGATTCGGAACAGGCGACTGCGTCATCATAGCCGATGGTCTCCTGCAAATAACGGATTACAAAAACGGAGTAGGCGTGCTGGTTAGTGCCACGGAAAACAGTCAGCTGATGTGTTACGCCCTTGGGGCACTCGACACCTTCGGTATGCTGTATGACATCAAGCAGGTCCGGCTCACCATCTATCAGCCAAGGCGCGAGAACGTGGACTCCTGGGAAATCTCCACGGAAAAGCTGCTGAAATGGGCAGACACGGTACTCGCCCCAGCAGCCAAATTGGCTGTAGCTGGCAAGGGAGAATTCCAGGCTGGTGACCATTGCAAATTCTGTAAGGTCAAGGCCACCTGCCGGGCACGTGCCGAATACAATCTTGACATCAGCAATGATGACTTTCAGGAACCGGCAGAACTTACCAACGAGGAAATTGCCGCCATCCTGCCCCTGCTGGACGGCATAGTGTCCTGGGCATCTGATGTGCAGGAATATGCGCTCCAGCAGGCATTAAGCGGTACTCACTATTACGGCTACAAATTGGTCGAGGGTCGTGCCAATCGGAAATATACAGACGAGGACGCTGTGGCCCAGGCAGTCCAAAAGGCTGGCTATGACCCCTATGAAAAAAAGCTCCTTGGCATCACTGCGATGACCAAGAAGCTGGGCAAGAAGCAATTTGAAGAACTTCTCGCAGGTCTCATCATAAAACCACACGGGAAGCCGGTGCTGGTCGCAGAAAGCGACAAGCGTCCGGAGTACAATACAGTCACAAATGCTGACTTTGAACAAACGGAGGAATAAGACTATGAAAGCACCTACTACTGTTGTTACCGGCAAGAACACTCGTTTCAGCTATCTCAATGCCAATGAGCCTAAGGCACCTATGGATGGGCATGGCGCACCGAAATACAGCGCAAGCCTCATCATCCCCAAGTCCGACACGGTAACTGTCGCAAAAGTCAAAGCCGCCATCAAGGCCGCTTACGATGAGGGTCAGGGTAAGCTGCGCGGAAACGGTAAGGTCGTGCCCAAGCTGGAAAGCCTGCACACGCCTCTGCGCGATGGTGATGAAGACCGTCCGGGCGATGCAGCGTATGCTGGCAGCTTGTTCATCAACTGCAGCAGCACACGCAAGCCTAAGGCATTCGATGCAGACGGCAACGAAATCATCGACAGCTCAGAACTCTACAGCGGTATCTACGGCAAGGCCATGATTAACTTCTACGCCTACAACGTGAATGGCAACAAGGGCATCGCAGCCGGGTTCAACGGTCTGAAGAAGCTCCGCGATGGTGAGCCGCTTGGCGGTGCCAATGTAACGGCAGATGCCTTCGATGATGACGATGAGCAGGATGACGATTTCCTGAAATAAATCACGAAATTAACCTTACACAGGGGTGGTGGCTGGTGCCGCTGCCCTTGCTTTTTAAGTAGAAAGGACATGCACATGGAAAATATCAATACCCTGGAAATCGATATTGAAACATACAGCGATATCGACCTTGGCAAATGCGGCGTGTATCGCTACACAGAATCGCCCAACTTTGAGATTCTTTTGTTTGGTGTATCCGTCAACGGTGGCTCTGTTGCTGTCTATGATATGGCCTGTGGTGAACTGCCACCAGAAGAGATTCTATCGGCTATCGCTGACCCTGCCGTAACGAAATGGGCGCATAATGCCAGTTTTGAACGCATCTGCTTATCTGCGTGGCTGCGGAAGAATCGCCCTGACCTCTTCCGTTCCTATGGCAGCCCGGACGATACCGTTGGCAACTACCTCGACCCAGCATCATGGAAATGCTCCATGACGCTTGCCGCCTACAACGGGCTTCCCCTCGCCCTCGATGCTGTCGGTGCTGTCCTTGGCTTCGAGCAACAGAAACTCAAAGAAGGCAAAGACCTCATCCGTTATTTCTGCGTCCCCTGCAAGGCCACAAAAAGAAATGGAGGCCGCACCCGGAATCTTCCGGAACACGACCGCCAGAAATGGGAACTGTTCAAGAAATACAACAAACGTGATGTCGAGGTTGAAATGCAGATAATGGAACGCCTGCAAAACTACCCTGTCCCGGAATCCGTCTGGAACGAGTATCACATCAGCGAAAACATCAATGACCGTGGCATCATGATTGACCATGCACTGGTCGGTAACGCTATCCAGATAAACCTGCAGTCCCGTGATGAACTTATGGCTGAAATGTCAGCACTGACAGGTTTGGAGAATCCGAATAGTGTCACCCAGATGCAGGGGTGGCTTGAAAGCCAAGGAATCCACGCCGACAGTCTAGGCAAGAAGGATGTGGCTGCGCTTATCAAGACAGTACCAGACAATGTTGCTGAAGTCCTCAAGCTCCGTCAGCAAAGCTCCAAAAGCTCCGTCAAAAAGTACGAGGCTATGCAGAACACGGTCTGTGCCGATGGCAGATGCCGTGGAATGTTCCTCTTCTACGGCGCATCACGCACCGGACGTTTTGCAGGGCGCAATATCCAACTGCAAAACCTCCCCCAGAACCACATGAGCGACCTAGCAGAAGCAAGGGAACTTGTCAGACAGGGTGACTTCGAGATGCTGAAACTCCTCTACGGCAACGTGCCGAATGTCCTCTCCGAACTTATCCGCACAGCTTTCGTGGCCAAGCCCGGATACAAATATGTGGTCAGTGACTTTTCAGCCATTGAAGCCAGAGTCCTCTCCTTCCTTGCCGGAGAACAATGGCGGCTGGAGGTATTCGAAAATAATGGTGACATCTACTGCGCCAGCGCCAGCCAAATGTTCCACTGCAAAGTCGTAAAGCACGGCGAGAACGGTCACTTGCGACAGAAGGGCAAGATTGCAGAACTGGCACTCGGCTATGGCGGCTCTGTTGGTGCCCTGAAAGCTATGGGGGCTTTGGACATGGGTCTTAGCGAAGAAGAACTTCCCAGCCTGGTTGAGAAATGGCGCAACTCCAATCCGCATATCACCGACTATTGGTGGCAGGTAGATGCAGCCGTAAAAAACGCCGTCAAGCGACACATTCCCTCCTCTGTCGGCAACATCCACTTCTCATGGCAGTCCGGCATGCTGTTCATCACCCTGCCCTCCGGGCGCAGGCTATCCTACGTCAAGCCACGCATGGGGCTCAACAAGTTCGGCGGCGAGTCCGTAACCTATATGGGCACAGACGGACAAAAGAAATGGAGCCGCCTGGAATCTTATGGCCCAAAGTTCGTGGAGAATATTGTTCAGGCAGTCAGCCGTGACATCCTCTGCTATGCCATGCGAAACCTTCGTGAGCAGTTTATCTGTGGACATGTCCATGACGAGCTTATCATCGAGTGCCCAACTGGCGTGGACTGCGAGAAAGTATGCAAGATTATGGGGCAAACACCGCCGTGGCTGCCAGGCATTTCTCTGCGAGCAGATGGGTATGAGACGGAATTTTATTGCAAGGACTAGCTTTAAATGACATCAAAAGTCATCATCATCTTCATCGGTATTATTCTCATACTTAGCAATTAGTCTATGATAGTATTTCTCGATATTCTTGAAATTATCATAGACTTCCTTTACTTTTTCCTTCCAAAGACACAGAAAATCGTGGTAAAGCTCTGGTGAAGATATCGCGAGGTCAAAATCAAATGAATAAAATGTTCCAAATTTCACTAATTCACCATTATCATCTTTAATTACCTGGCAACTATTATTGTATATTTTTTTTATAAATTCAATATGTCTATTTAGAATGAATTCTTGATTGTCCCCATCTTTAACTCGTAAAAATTCGTAAAATTTCTTACCTCCTTTTCTGATATGTATAAGGCCATAAAAAAAGCCATTAGCAAGTTCCTGTTTTGCGTAGTTATTGTCTGTAAAATTTATATTTACATTAATCTTGGAACGTTTTTTCAAAACGTTTTCAATTATCAACTGCATCCTCAATGAATCTGGTCCATATGTGTACATATTGGATGGCTCACGATTAATTCCATATTTTTTCAGTGTGCTACCATCAGTTATTATATATTCCCAATCCCCATATCCTTTCTTCATAAAGTTCCAATATAAGGTGTCGCCACTTTTACCATCGAAAATTGATTTAAGATACGGAAGTATTATGAACTGCTCCACCTTATCTGGGGCTATATCGTATAGCATAGATAATGCGTATATATCTATGTTCATTTTACCTTCTTTTAAATCTATTTTCCTTCCAAGTTTCTTTATTATTTCATCGCTTTGTCTCGAATAGTATTCTGCAAAAAAATATTCCTGAAATGATCTATGTAAGAAATGGTAATATCCCCCCTCTTCATACATCAAACAAGTACTATGACATACATCATATTTGAAATTCCTTAATTTCATTCGGCATGAATCTATATGTTCTATTGATTTAATTTTATCATAAAAAATTTCAAAATCTTCTTGTCCGAATTTATAAACACCTTTTCTGTATGATTTAGCACAAAATTCACTAAAAACATTTGTGAAATCATCTGGATCAACCACACTCCTAAAAGCCCGCCTATACGCTACAGGCTTGGAATTATCATGACTGCGCAAAAGCGTTGCATATGCTTGTTTATAAAAACGATGTCGCTTTTCTGGAATTTCCGCAAAGAATTTATAATTCATAAGCATAATCGTTAAAAGAAGCGGATTCCTTGCGAATTCTTTATGAGTTCTGAATAAACTTTTATCTAAAAGTTCTCTAAACTTCTCCTTTATACTTGGCTCATTAGGAAAATATACCAACTTATCAATTAGTTCCAAAGCCTGAAGCTTATTAAACGGCAACATATCCATAACTTTAAATCTCGGCATGTTCATAAAGTCAAGGAAGTTTCTTGTAGAAATGACGTACTGACATGACGTATACCTATCTGCGAATTCATCCAGTTGATGTAAAAATTTATCTATAAATTCTTCTTTTATCTCATCTAAACCATCCAATAAAAGCTGGCATTTCCCATCTTCCAGCAATTTGCAGAAGTATTCCTTTAAAAAAGACTTATCAAACTTATGAACAGAATTCCACATCAAGTCATAAATATTATCAAACTCATCTCCAAAATCTCTCAATGTGACAATAATAGGGAATTTTTCAGTTCTTGAATTTTTTAGCGACTGCAAGAACAAATGACGCATCATCATGCTTTTGCCTATACCACCCATTCCTACCAAAATTATAAAAGGTGAACTTTCAGCAAGCTTATCTAATGTAACATTTTCAATAACGCTTTTATTATTTTCTATAGCACGACGATGATTCCTAATTTTATTACAAACAAAGAAATCATAAAAAGGCTGCTCTTCATCAGCATAAAGCAATGTGTATATCTTGGAGAATTTCGCCTCTGCCTTTTTCCTATATACAGGGAATTCCACAGCTGTAGCGTTAGCATATTCATTTGCTACTACATCATTTGCACGGCCACCATGCTCGACTAATTCCTTTATTTGATTGACAAGAGCGTTTATGAAAGCTTCAGCATCCACGGATTTTTCGTTACTAACACCAAAACTTTCTGCCAGCTGACTCAATTTATCCTTTTTTATCTTTTTTTGCAATGCATCGAAAACAGTATCATGCTCAAAGCAATCAGCCATCTTATTGAGATAGACATCTGCCGGAGATTCACCTGTATATATTTTCCTCAAATAGCTAGGGTCGTCACATACATCATCATCATCCAAAAGAATTGTAAAGAAGTACCTTGCTGTCTTATGCTTAGATGTTACGCCTTTCAAGACGCTCTCTCTGTCATGATAGAACTTCTGACAAAAAGTACTGTAAGTTATTAATTTGCTCATAAATTACCTCAATTTCCTATCATTCCTACTATTTTCCTATTATTTTCCTATTTTCGTTCCACGACAGTCGTTTTGTATTGGCGTAACATAGAGTCATCACAAACATTCATCCTAACTAATCGCTAAGAACAGTCAGAAACACCAAGGCCATGGTTGCTTTGGCGTTCCCTTCTACTTATTAGCAGATAGATTTAGGTTGAATAGATATGTTATTCAGAAATAGCGCTGAAGGCCTTCAGTGACGCATCACATTTCTGAAGCATGTGAAAACTGAATAGTGAACCCAGTCCAATGCGTGGGCAGGTCACATCTTCCGAAGCGGAGCCTTTGTCGGGCAATCCGTTCCGGGTGACTAGCCACGCTCTTCTAGCCATTTCGGACTCCGCTTCCTGCTAGAGCAGAAAGCGAGACCAAACATGTCCGAAAAGATTAATTACAGTACCTCAAACGTCAAGTACAAAATCACTCCTATGCCCGTAACAGATGGGCCGCGCTACGACCATCCTGACATCAAAGGTATCGCCTATCGGAAAATCGGTGCTACCAGACAGCTGTGCTATATGGTCAAAGTTCCAGAACACCTTGCTACCTTTGTGCCTGCCTACGATAAAAAATTAAGTGATCACGAACTCTATTCAAACCACTGCATTGTTACCAGCGATAAAACCGGCAAGGCGATTGTGTGCGACCACAAAAGCTGCTATGGCTGCCCAAATGCTGGTCGCTTGGATATGTATACCCATAACAAATCTTCTATAGAACAGATGGCAGAACAAAACATCGAAATTGGCACTCTCGACAGAACGTCCGATGAAGCAATCACCAAACAGCAAGTCCAGGAATTACTCACCGACTTAAAAAACAAAAGCAAAAAGCTTTACAGTATCTGTCAGTTGCTCCTCCTTGGCTATGAAACAAAAGAAATCACCGAGAGACTCAATATTGCTAAATCCAGTTACTATGATAATCTAAAACGAATAAGGACTATAGCTGAAAAATACATTTAACGTCCCCATTTTTGCTGGCGAATAAACAGCCCTATCAGTTAACATAAAATGTTCTAACAGGGCTGTTTATTGCATTTATCAGGTTGCTGCCTCATGTATATTTAAGCACTTCGTCAACGCACCCTTGCAAGTCCTTTTTTATGTCACTTTCCCAAAATCGTAGCACTACCCATCCTAATTCAGTTAAAGCATCATTAACCTCACGATCCCGTTCTACATTACGCGTCAATTTTTTTACCCAAAAGTTCTTATTCGAAGCAATCTGCTCTCCGGGGTTAGTTTCATGACCATGCGCATGCCAAAAATCCCCATCCACAAAAATAGAGATTTTTTGGCGCATGAGTACTATATCCGGTGTCCCTGGAAGCGTTTTCAAATTTTTACGATACCTAATGCCTTTATGCCATAGAGCCAGCCGCAACATTTTTTCAGGCTTGGTATCCTTCGCACGGATGCTCTGCATATTATGTCGTCTTTGTGTTGGTTTTAGAACATCCATGCAAATTCACCATCCCTCAGGATTTATCAAGAACCTTGAGCATATTATCCGCAATAGCATGAATAACCGGAACTGCAACCGAATTACCGAACTGCTTGTATGCCTGGGTATCACTCACAGGTATAATATAGTTCTCTGGAAAGCCCTGTAATCTGGCACATTCCCTAGGTGTTAATTTCCTGGGATTTTTTCCCTCTTGGCGAACCAGAATTTCCTTACCATCCTTATAATATCTGGCGGGGATTGTATTCGTATAAGGGCTTTCCGCATCCACCAATCCAAAACCGAAGCCATTACCTTTCGCTATATTCTTGCGTCTGCGCCTCTGATGTCCAGCCCAAAGTGCATCGGAAATGGTGTACTTTTCATCAGTATCTTTTTCTAGGATATCCCCGACAGAAACCGGATTACAAGGAGGTACCGGTGCTTCAAAATCATCGTAATTTGGAACCTTATCCTTTAGAAATCCCACTAAATAAACGCGTTCCCTATGCTGAGGCACACCAAAATCCTTAGCCGAATACATTAGTATTTCAACATGGTAGCCCAAGTCAGCTAGTGTGTTCTTAATTACTTCGATAGTATGCCCTTTGTCATGGGATAGCAGATTCTTAACATTTTCCAGCAGAAATGCCTTTGGCTTTTTAGCTTTCATAATCCTGGCTATTTCGAAGAACAACGTTCCTCTTGTATCTTCAAATCCCAGTCGAAGGCCAGCGCGGCTAAATGCCTGACAGGGGAACCCCCCTACCAGTATGTCATGCTCTGGCACTTCCTCAGCTTCAATCTGCCTGATGTCTCCAGCCGGAGTATCGCCAAAATTTGCTTCATAAGTCTTAACGGAAAATTTGTCAATTTCGCTACTGAAGACAGGGCGCACACGACCTGTTAAATGGAATCCCAGCCTGGTACCTCCAATGCCTGCAAAGAGGTCAATCATCGTATAGTCAGCGTTTTTCACAGATGCAAAGGGCACTGTCTCTGGAAAATTAAGTATGCTAGTCAATTCCAATGCAGACGGTGTACTATCACCACATTCCCAACGCCGTATTGTACGGTCACCATACTTCGGCATCCCAACTGCATCAGCCAGTTCCTTCTGAGTCATACGCAACCGCAGACGCTTGGCTTTTATAAGTTCTGCACTATGATTTAGCTTTAAAGCTACATTTTGTGTTATAATAATCATGTCCTTTCTATAAGAATCTTAATTATCAAGTGTCAAAACAAGGTCAATCTGTCCTCTTATTGACACTATACAATTTTTGGGAGGGTTAGTCAATGGCAGAAGATGTGAAAACAGGCCATTTAGAAAGAGAAAATATGGAAGCCAGCTCCTGGGATAATGTGTACTGGTATGCCAGAATGCTAGTTCAGACAGACCAATTCGGGGCTTTCGGTACCCAAAAGTCTAAGCAATTGAGTGAAATTGCCGGTAATATCGAGAATATTCTGTCCACAAAACATATGAACACAGAAGAAAAATATCTGGTATGTAGGAAAATCATCAAAGAGGGTATCCTTGCCGCCTATAAAAAGGATACCAAGGCATATGAAAAAGGTGAATATTTTGCTGATGCAATGGAGCATAACACCCAATCCATCAGTGATATCATAGCTTTCTTGATTGCCGTAAGGTATATCGTACTTCCTACCAACGAAGCAATGGACCGCATACCTGATGATGACAAGAAATACTGCAAGGAAACCGCAGGCTATATTCTTAGCACCCTTGGGCCTGAAAAAGCTGACCGCGTTATTCTTGAATGGGACAATCTTGGCACCAGAGGTTGTCTGTCAGCCGAACGCAACGAAATCATCAACGAATTTGCGAAACTTAGAACAAATCTGAAGCAGATGCGTTTCCAGCACACCGCTGCTGACGAAAATATCGTCTTGACTGCCTTCATTCAAGAATTTGAACGACGCGTAGGCCAAAAACGTAAAAGACGTGCTGGCGGTAGTCTGGAAGACGTGACCAGTTTCCTTTTTGATTATTACCATCTGCCTGAATGCGCAAAACCAGAGCACTTCCAAGCAGACATGGAGGTTGACAAATGGTTCAAATGCAAAGATGGCTGGATTATAGGTATCAGTTGCAAGCGAACTCTCAGGGAACGCTGGAAGCAGGTATCGTCCGCCGACATGAACAGTATGGCACGCCATAAAATCAAGGCTATCTGGCATTTAATAACCTATGATAGCGATCTTAGCGATGATAAAATTGCATTGCTTGGCGCACAAAATCACAAATTTTACCTCAGTAGTGACAGTCCAATTTACCAAAGAGCCGCCAACCATCCAGTCATGAAGAACTATGTAGGTTCTCTGGGTACTATCATCAGCGACATTTGTGCCTTACAACAAAACGACTTTAGCAAAGTAGTACGCGAAGCGCAAGCTAGATACACCGTCTAAATATAATAGAGGCAATCCTTTTTCCCATCTCTCAAAAAATGGTGGAGCCAGAAATCATAATCTGGTTCCACCATTTTTGTGTTCAGCGTAATGCTCCGGCCACCTTCCGTAGGAGCATATCTATATTATTCCTGCAATACACAATTTTCCTGCCCCGTCTCTTTGCCCGTTTGACCACTCTATACCACTGGGCATGTGACATATAGTCGGTCTTAAACACGACCACATCTGCCTTGTCGATTATCTTGGCATCAAAACCCTTGCTGTCAACCGACACGCAGGTAAAGCCTGGTGCCGCCTTCTTTACTTCAGCCTGCCAGTTGGGTGGTCCGCCGAATACAACCGCCTTGGCATGACGTACTATATCGATTTGTGCTGTCGTGTAAACAGCTTGCTTTTCATGCAGCGTATCATCTGCGGCAGCATCATCCTCAGCCAGCAGGGCTTCAAGCACCGCTACCCGTTCCTTGGTGGCTTCCAGTTCTTCTGCCTGTTCGTATTCATGGCGTTTTGCCCGGTCGATTTCCTTCTGAGCTTCGTTGAGTTTCTCCTGCCGCTGTTCCAGAAGCCTAGCCTGCTCATTGGCTTTCGATGTCAGTGCCGCTATCTTTCTGTCCAGTTCCCTGTAACGCTCTGATTCCCTTACGATACCGGCATATCGCTCAATGACACCCACAGCCTCATGGTAAAGCCGCGAGAAACTCCTGATCATCAACCCCATGATAAAATACTTGTTGATATCTTCTGCCTGAAAATCGCCACGCGCCATGTGCATCCGCATTACATAGAATATGTCCTGGATTTCCCGCTTTGAAAACTGCTCATTTTCATAGGCACTCATGGGCACATTGTCCAACTGAGCAAAGTCCCATAATATCTGGAACATCCCAAACTCCGGCTCTTCAATTGGCAGGTTTTTCCCCAGTTCTGCTACGCTGTGTGCATTGCCACAGACCCGCAGAGTCAGATGCATCAGTTCATCCAGGTCTTTTCCGGTGCCCTCTTCCTCTACAGCCTCATGCAATATTTCTGAGAACGGACGTAAAAAAGCCACATCCTTGTCCACCACAGCCGCCATCGCGTGACGGTACATTGGGTCATCCTTTTCCGGATTTATCTTGTATTTGTCACAGAAATACAGGAACACCGCTACTGCATCATGCAGAGCATTATCTTCTGAAGCATCGAAGACATTAGTCGCTTCGAGTGCCATGCCTATCGGCATATTCACTCCATGAAAACTCTTGAAGACATTGCTCATCCGTTTCCACGCCCGTTCTGATGCTTGAAACAGCTCTTCCTCCAACGCCTTGTCTGTTTTGGCTGCAACAATCAATCCCAAAGCCTTGATGGCATTCATACGAGTCACAATGCGGCTACCAGTAATGAAGCGGCTTTGAAAATGATCACTTTCCTGAGCCTTGGTGAAGAAAAATTCCTTATTGGCATCATATTTCGGATGGATAAATCGCATCATCTTCTGACTGCGAGCGAATGCACACGCCAGCAATGCGTCCAGGCTCAGTTTAGCAGCCGGCTTATAGACGGGAAAAAGTCTCTCCCTACGCTTTAATTCTTCTATGTCAACGCCTGCAAGCTCTTCCATTGCGCTTTTCTCAGCAAAACTGTACAGGCGCTCAATTTCTTCCTCGCTCAGCTGGGTATCAAATCCTTGCCGCATCAATTCTTTATCTTCTTCTTGAAGCATAAAACACCCCTATCTAATCCGTAAGTCGACACACTTCTCCAAATACGCAACCATCGCACTTAGGCTTCTTCCCACACCGTACCTTGCCATGCTCCAGCAATGCCCAGTGATACCAGCCGTACATATCGGCACTATGCTCTATTCCCTCTGTCAGAAATGCCCTCCGCTCATCATCTGTCTTGAAGTCATAGCCCAACCGTTCCAATAAGCGCCGAGTATAGGCATCCAGCACGAAGGATGGCATACGGAAAGCATATGTTAGAATGGCATCTGCCGTCTCTGCACCAATCCCCGGAAGTGACAGCAACTCCTGCCGCACTTCAAGCAACGTCTTTGCCTGCACTTGCTCCACCTGATAGCTATAGCCCTTGAACCATGCCGTCAAGGCTTTTATATATCTGGCCTTGGCACGATAGAAACCGCAGGAGCGGATAAGGGGCTGCAGTTCTTCCTCCGTCAAGCTGTCGATATACTCCGGTATTAGCCGTTCCCCCAGCTCAGCCACCGTCTTTTCCACATTGCTCCAGGCAGTGTTCTGGACGAGTATAGCCGTAATCATTATGGCGCAGGGACTGCCCGGCCACCAATCCGGCTGACCGTAGGCAGCTATAAGCCTGCCATATATTGCCTTTGATGTCAGCATTTCTGTAATGCTCCGTCATACACCAGTTTTGTCCGCTCATCAAACAGTACCCACATGATTTCGTCGAATGCCTCTGGGTGCTCATCAACGACTGCCCTAACCGTCTGCACTGCAATTTCTGCTGCCTGCTGTACCGGATAGGAATATACCCCTGTTGATATTGACGGGAAAGCCACACTGCGAATACCTTGTTCCATGGCAAGTTCCAGCGAGTGACGATAGCATCCAGCTAGTAGTTCTGATTCACCATGACTGCCACCATGCCAGACCGGCCCTACTGTGTGGATGATGTGGTCGCATGGCAGTCTATATGCCTTGGTGATTTTAGCCTGTCCCGTCTTGCAGCCATTCAGCACCCGGCACTCTGCCAAGAGTTCTGGTCCAGCGGCTCGATGTATTGCTCCATCCACGCCACCGCCGCCAAGCAGGCTCTCATTGGCGGCATTGACAATGGCATCAGCATAATGCCTTGCCGTAATATCTCCCAGTTCTGTTCTTACGATTGGCATTAAACCTTTTTCCTTATAAAATTCATTCCTTTCTTTTTTTAATTCATCTGCATCCTTAAGTAATAATCTTTCATAGGACGTATTCCCTGATTCAGCATAACTTTCTGCATCCTTCTCTATAGTAAAAATTTCTTTATCTTCCATTGAGTACGCATACAAAAGATCATAATAATCCCCATTATTTCGCCACCACTCTACATGATCCCTGTAATTTTCGAATTGCCAAAAATGCCTAGCTTCGTGCCTAATAGTCTTTTTTCCATCTTCAATGTTTTTCACTCGCTTAACATTAATAGCTATTTTATACTGTTCAAACTTCGATATAGCCGTACTATCAATCTCACCCAAATAATCATACTCACATACCAATACCGTTTTTAAACCTTGTTTCATTTTTTCCAATTTCAGTTCGTTATTCAATAATGCTTCAAAATCCTTTTTTTCGTCCTCTGATAGATTCACGACTACCTCCACAAATAATTAAATTACGACTTTATAAAAACATGCCTATAACATATTCAAATCCAGTAGCACTTTGTCTGTCTCCCAAGGGGAGATAACAGTATAACCTATGCCAGCCCCATCCAGAACAGCCTTAATCTCCTTGTCTTTCACCTTGGCACGCTCCAGATTGGTTTCCTTCCGTCCATCGATGCTGATGAATTCGTCATTCCGGTGGAGCAAATATTCCACATTGTCAAACTTGGCATGCTCATGCAACACCAGCTGGTCAAATAGCTCGTCCGGCGTATTGTTGTAGATGATATTCAGCGGCAGGGGCGAATCACAGACCGCATACTCCACGCCATACCGCTCCAGCGTCTTCAGCCGATGCACCTGTTCAGCAAAAAGATACAGCTGATTCTGCACGATGTCCGTGGCATTCTGATACCAAAGCCACTTGGCGTACTCCCCTACCAGCTCCGTCTTATGCCCCTTGCGCTTCAGCTTCGAAAAAATATCTGCGGCGATAGTGCTCTTGCCAATACCTGCACCGCCGTAAAAGTTCAGTACCTTCAATGTAAATCTCCTGTCCGTTCTTAGAATTTTACAATAATCATTATACACCACAGAAGGGCTGTTCTCTACCCAATATAGAACAAAAAGGCTGCCCAGCATATTGCCAGACAGCCAACCAAATCCCTAAATTTTAATTACCTCTGCCACCACGCCGCTTTACATCCATATCAATCTTACGCATCCAACATGGCGCCAGTGGTTCAGAGCAGTTACGTACATGATGGATAGCTTCCTCTAGAACTTCATAGTTGAGAGCCGTCCCTTCCTCATCGCACTGATATGTGGCAGCACGGTCTGCCCGGATGCCCATACGCCCAGCAACTTCAACGGCATCCATATTCGCCCCCAGGAACAAAAATTCCCATCCATACTTTTCCTTCTGCCGCTCCACCATCTGCTTGACCTTCTTGTAGGTATACCGCCGACTGGCATTTTCCATGCCATCGGTGGTGATGATGAACATGGTCTTCTCCGGCCTGTCCTCATCACGGGCATACTTGTGGATGTTGCCAATATGGTGGATAGCACCACCTAAAGCGTCTAACAGAGCTGTACAGCCACGGACAAAGTATGTGTCCTCGGTCATCGCCTGCACCTTCTCCATGGGCACCCGGTCATGGATGACTTCGCAGGTATCATCAAACAGCACCGTAGAGACAACAGCCTCCCCCGACTCCTTCCGCTGCTTTTTGATGAGTGAGTTGAACCCACCGATGGTATCCTTCTCCAAACCGCTCATGGAGCCACTCCTGTCCAGAATGAACACAATTTCAGTTAACCCTTTCTTCATTGAAAACGCCTCCTTATCTTTGATAGCTTTATTCTACCTAAGATAAGAGGGCGTTTGGTCGCCTGTCATGCGACATTTCAATGTGTCATGCCTGCGGGTTGTTGCGGATGTATTCATTCATACCGGTAAGCATTGTGTGGAGCGCCCTGCGGTCACCATTGATATTTCTAATATACTTTCTCCACCGCCGCAGTACATCCTTCAACGGCTCATCAAGATAGGAATATGCTTTATCCCTTATCCAGTCTGGTATACCATAGGCTGCTTCAGCGATGCTGCCTGTAATGGCTGCCAGCGTATCGCTGTCACCTCCAAGGGATATGGCATTGCGTATGGCATCCTCAAAGTCCGTGCTTTCCAGAAATGCGATTATGGCCTGTGGCACTGTATCCTGACAGGTTTCATTGAACTTATAGTCAGGGCGAATCTCATCTAAGGTGCAGGACAAATCGTAGCCGTACTCCTTCTCGATATGTTCCTTGACACGCCGTTTGCATTCTTCTGGGTCATCATTGATGGGCTTTCCATAATCTATATAATATCCACCAAAGTTAAAGCGATTCATAAATATGGCATCGGCTGTAGCCATAGCCCCTTTAATGCCCTCTGGATGGTTATGAGTAACCTCCGCAGATAACCTTGCTCCAGCTCTACCATTTGACGGCCACATTCCCGTTCTGGCGCAGAAACCGCAATCCATCACCCAAGCACAGGGTGAAACACGCATGGCTGAACCATTACCAAAACTGTTGTATGGCTCACGATTATCCGAAAACAGCCATGCTCTGAACCTGCCACCATAACCTGCATCTGGATACATACTGCCATATTTCTTCATGGCATCAATAAAATCATCCTTTTCGCCGCCATTCATAACAGCTTCAGCTACGGCACAGGTCATAACCGTATCATCCGTAAAGAAACAACCATCTCGAAACAGCGGGAAATCCTTTGTCTTGATATTGTTCCACTCGTAAACAGACCCTACAATGTCACCAACAATTGCTCCCAGCATAGCAATCACTCCTGTTCCTTTGATGATTCTATTTTAGCAAAGGCCTATGCTGGTGTGGTCGCCTGCTATGCGACAAATCAGCAGCCGAGTAGTGGCTGCTCGAAAGCAAAAAGCGTTTCGTTTATGGTGATGATATCAAACTCACTACGCTGAATGAAATATTCCACGATTATATCTGTCTTACTGCTGTGGGACAGCGCATAACCAGCCCGGCCGATAAAGTCTTTTGTCTCATCCAAATTCAATTCCAATGCCACCGCAAAGGCCAGAGCCGTGGACTTGCTAGGCTTGTAAGCAGGGTTATTGCGGATTTTTGAGAAGAGTTTGCGGTCGACATTCGCTTTCTTGTATACCTCCGGGTCAGTCTTGCCCTTGGCATCAATAAGCCGCAGCAATGCTTCTGAGAAGGTATCATCCACTTCATTTAGCAAATCTTCCAAGGAACGTTCCTTAGGCTTGCTCATCCACATTGGTATATCGATATAAGCATCTTCAGCAGGTGGTTGCCCTGCCGTTTCAAAATTCCTACGCCTATCACGATAATCCCCACGATACTCTTCATCTAGCAGTTCCTCAATATACCTCTCGTCAATGAAGCTCTGCACATCATCAAACAAGCTGCTTGATATCTTGAATGCCTTATGGTCAAAGACCACCAGATAGACATCCATGTCATGATCAGTCAAAAATTCACGGATGGCTTGAGTTGCCACAGCTATGGCAACTTCCGAGGGGCAACCAAATACCCCAGCCGAAATAAGCGGGAAGGCTATTGAGCCGCAGCCATTTTCTGCCGCCAGCTGTAGGGAGTTGTCATAGCAGTTCGACAACAGTTCCCGTTCCCCATGCTCCCCATCTTGCCACACCGGACCTACCGTGTGGATGACAAACCTGGCATGGAGATTAAAGGCTGATGTTATGGCAGCCTTGCCTGTAGCAATATCACCTATTTTCTTCCGTGCATCCAGCAGTTCTGTTCCTGCAACCTTATGTATAGCACGGTCAACGCCTCCTCCCACGATGGGGCGAGGATTAGCCGTATTGACGATGGCATCTACCTGCATTTTCGTTATGTCGTTGCGTACGATTTCTAATGGCATTATGCTCCCCCTTCATAGCTGTACCGTTTTATCATCACAATATAAGCTTGCATCTCAATCAAAATTCGAGAAACAGACTATAGTTTCGCTCTCGTATCTGAATTGAGCTTAATTTCAGCGACAATTCCTTTGTGGTCAGACAGGGATTTATCCAGATTCCACTCCGATACAGTAATATCACCGGCACCTATAAAATTCCGTGATATAGCAATATGGTCGATGCACTCCTGCCGACTTCCCGTGAGCAGGGCGATTTTGTTACGCATGAAAGATTCCCTAAGTGTCTCCCTGCCAAAGTTCGTAAAATAATAGTTATCGGCAAAAGAACAATTAAAATCCCCGCAGACGCATATGTCCCCCCATTTTGACAACCGTTCAAAATCGCCTACTTGCTGAAGCAAGTCCTGCTTGAATGACTCATCCCTGTTGCCGATGATACCGATAATTGTGCCATACACCAGTAATTTACCGGCTTCGGTCTCCAATTCGATGCATAGGGCAGTATATTTATCGTAAGTTTTGTGTTGGCTGACACATGGATAGTTCGTATAGATAGACACCCTGTTTTCCGTTGCTTCATGTACATCAGCTACAGCATAATCCTTATAACGCCCCAACATACGGTAATCGGCTGGTGCGTCACGTAATTTTGGGGTATGGAAACTATAACGATAATTTGGTTTTATGCGCTCATCGGTTTCAGTAAGCACAATGATATCTGCCTGAACGGCCTCTATGACAGAAATTATTTTATTAAGGGAACTTTGATGTTTCAGTCGCTCTACATTCCACGTTGCTATTTTCATCATCGCACATCCTGAGTAGTCTTTACATTAGGCTCTCATTGCTCTATTGCTGCCTTTATCCTGGCATTACGTTTATCTAAGAAATCTAGCTCCGCTGCAATCCAAGCTAGATATTCATCGACTGTCTGAGGTAGCGGAGGATTACTAAAGTTGCCATCCCCCAGCCAGAATCGAACCTGCTTATAATCCTCGGTCACACAGTCCTGCAAATAAAAGAAATCTACATATCCTTTGAAATTGTTAAACAAAGCATAGAAATCACGGTCGTGCTCCATTACATCTGAAAGTGGGCTGTTTTCACCGTTATAGAACCTTCGGATACACTCCATCGTCAAATCCCATCTGTCACGTATCTGTTTATCAGTGCCCCTGCGTTGATTCATACTGCCATGATGCTTAGGGAAAATTATCATTCCACCAATGGTATACGTCTTATGCAGGAAATCTTCCATGAATGTTTGGTAATCAGGCATAGACCGTTCAACCGCCTCAATTACACTCCTATTGTCCCGATAACGAAAACTAGCCAGTATAGAATCACTGCCAAAGTGCATGCCACGCCAATTCAGATACATTGGGCCTGTTCCTTGCATCAGCTCAAAGGCTTCACCATTAGGCAAAGTCTTGCTCCACAACAGTTGATGATATCTTTGAAGTGTAGGGCTACAGGCATCCGGGTCACAAGCTCCTGCCCCCAGCCCTTCATTCCGCTCCCAAAAGCCATCCCAATAACCTGGAGAATCCATAGTAAAATCAAATGTCACATCTACTTTTCCTTTACACATAACTTCTCCCGCTTCCGAAATAATTTTGGAAGGCGTCAACGACCTTCACCTTGAGTTCAGAAAAGTCTACCTATCGAAATTCTACTCCATCAATTAGGTGCTGTATTCATCATTAACCTCACTATCAGCAATAATATCGAACATTAACGACTCTGCTGGATTCCAGAACACAACATGCATACTCCCACCAGTTTTTATAATTTTTTCAAACTTGTCTTCGTTATAGATATGACTTCGCAAAAACTGTAATTTGTCTGTCATTTTTG